AAATTTACAGCTAATGCAACAACAGGAAATGTTGCTTTTACAGGAGATTTAGCAATTAATACAGACAAATTTACAGTAAACGCTACAAGTGGAAATACTTTAGTTGCAGGAACTTTAAATGTAACAAGTACAGGAACTTTTGGAAATGCAGTAAGGATAAATGGAACTTCTACAACAGGTTTAGTAATTGCTTCTTCGACAGGTGCTTCAAGTGGTTTAAAATTATATAATAATTCAGGTACAGATAATGCTTATATATATAATAATTTTGATGGTAATTTAGAAATAGGAACTAACAATGCTACTGTTCTAACAATGAATGGTACAAACTCAACTTTTGCAGGAAATGTAGATATAAATGGTGCAGGAAATAATTCTATTGCAGGTGATTTATATTTTGGTGTTAATGCTGATATATTTAAAAGTTCAGGAACATTAGGTATAAATGCTGATAACTCAACTTTTGCAGGAAGTATAACAAGTACTACTTCAAGTTTTGTTAGTACAGTAGCAGGAACAACAGTAATTAGTTCAGAAGGTAATTATGCAAGTAGTGGTTCAGTAAAATTATTTGAAGCAAAAAGGTCAGGCGGTGCAGTAGCAGGAAATTGGAGTTATGATGATGCTACAACCTCAATGTCTATTGGAACAAGTACCTCGCATTCATTTGCTATTAAAACTGCTAATACTCCAAGATTAACAATAGACAGTTCAGGGAACGTAGGAATAAATGGTACGCCTACTGCTAAACTTCAAGTAAATGGAGATATAAAAATAGGTTCAGGAGGTGGTTCGGGTACTGATTCAAATAATATGAGTATTCAAGTAAGTAATTCAACTTATGGTGATACTGCAAATTTAGGAATACTTGTTAGAAATAATGGTTCAAATGGACAGTTTGCTCAAATAGGGTTTGGTTATTCTGAAACAAAATGCCCTGTAGTTATTGGCTCTGTTATTACAGATGGTGGTGGTGCTACAAAAGGCGATTTTATAATAGGTACAAGAAGCACAACAACGGGTACTGATGCTCCTACAGAAAGAATGCGTATAGACAGTTCTGGAAACGTAGGAATTGGAGGAGGTGCAATTACTTCTCCGACAGGTGTAGGAACATTTTTAAATATAACAGGTAGAAATGGTATAGGTGGTGGAACAGCAGGAATTGTATTAAAAGATTATGATGATGAAGGTTGGGATATATGGAATAGTGGAGGAGTATTAAATTTTAGATATAATAATGGTGCAGGTAGTGCTACTAATGGTTTAAATATAAGCACAACAGGTACTGCTACTTTTGCAGGAAATACAAGTGCTAATGTTGTTACTGCACGAGACAATATGTATGTACATCTAGGTCAACTTTACATAGGTGCAGATAATGGAAGCACAGATAATACTTTTAGACAAGCAGTTACTTCTGGTGCATATAAAATAGAATCTCGAGAAAGTGGAACTTGGACTCAGAGATTAATGATAGATACTGTTGGAGATTTAACTGTACCAGGAAATATATTTGCATCAAGCGGAATTCATATAGGTGGAACAGGGAGTGCTAATAATTTAGATGATTATGAAGAAGGAAGTTGGACTCCTGTTGCACAAGATTTTAGTGGGAACAATGCTACTATTGATGCAACTAATAGTGTTGGAGTTTATACTAAAATTGGAGATTTAGTTTATTGGAGATGCACAATTCAAATGTCATCAAAAGGAAGTATGGTAGCAGGAGACACATTTAAAGTTTCAGGTTTCCCATTTACAAGTACTTCTATTGCAGGAAATTGGTATCGCCCAAGTTCTGCTATAATAAAACAAGTTAATTTTGATGGGTTTGTTAATTTTAGTTGGGTTTCAAATTCTACTTATGGGTATATGTTTGATAGTAGAACAGGAGCTGCAGGAACTACAATTCCTGTTAGTGATATATCAGACAATTCTGCGATGAGTTTTAGTGGAGTAAGTAAAGTACAATAATAATTTAAAATAAATAAAATGAGTTTAATTAAAAAAAGAATACAAGACAAAATTGAAATAGTTGGAGAATTTAAAACTATACAAATAAGGTATGCAGACCAAATTATAGAAGATGATAAAATTTTATCACAATCTTATCACAGACATAGCATTGAATGTGGGGATGAAACCTCAGCTATTGAACACAATGTAAAAGGCATAGCTGATTTATATTGGACTAATGATTTAAAAAAAGCATATAAGGATTCTATTGTAAGAACGTAAATGTAAATAATTATAAAACTATGGAAATATTAAAAACAGACAAGACTGAAATAATGCAAAACAAAATTAAGATATGGTATTCTACTCACACTATGGATGGAAAGGTTACTGTAGCTTATTCTGAAGGTCAAGACTTAATAGCTAAAGGAGACGATGAAAAAATAGCTATGTATAAAGTCAAGGAAATTGCAGACGAATTATGGAACTCGAAAAAAGTAGCAAAAAAAGACAAAAAGTAATATATTTACTTTTCACTTAAAAATTATAAAGATGTCAAAAATTACTAAAGACGAGTTAAAGTCTCTAAACGAACAAGAAAAAAAGAAAGCTGCAATTAGAAATGATTTGGGCGTTTTAGAAATTCAAAAGCATAGTCTTTTACACATTTCAGCAGAAATACAAATAGAACAAGACAAGTTAAAAGATTCTCTTGAAAAGTCCTACGGAAAAATAAACGTAGACCTAAAAGACGGTTCTTATACTCTTGTTGAAGAGAAAGAGGAATAATGTTTGAATATACAGATTTGAAATTATATTTTTTTAATACCATAGTTTTAGCCCTTACTATGACAGAAATTGAATTGGGTTTAAAAATAATACTTCTAATTTGTACTATTGGCTATACAATAAGTAGATGGGTACATAATGAGAAAAATAGATAAAATTATAATTCACTGTTCAGCTACTCCACAGTTTAAAGACTTTGACGTAGAGGATATACGAGATTGGCACGTCAACGGAAATGGCTGGTCAGACGTAGGGTATCACTATATAATAAAACTAGATGGCGAAATACAAGTAGGTCGTTTAGAAAAAAAAATAGGAGCTCACGTAAAGGGCGTTAATAGAAGTTCTATAGGTATTTGTTATATTGGAGGAATGGATAGACAAATGAAAGAGTGGCAAGACACTAGAACTAAAAAACAAAAAGAGTCATTACTAAAAGTTATAAATGATTTGTTAGAAAAATACCCAGGGTCTATAGTTTACGGTCACAAAGATTTTACTAATAAAAAGGCTTGTCCTAGTTTTGATGCTAAAAAAGAATATGAATATTTAACTAATAAAAAATGAAAGAGGTAGGAGTAGACTTAGACGGAGACGGCAAACCAGATCTAAATTTAGATTTTAAAACTATATTATTATGCTTAGGAGGTTTAATAAGTATAACTATGACTTATTCTACTTTAACTAAACAAATAGAACTCAATCGTCAAGAAATAGAAGTAGCTAAACAGCTCCCTCCTTTACAATCTTTAGAAGTTATAGAGCAAAGAATAGAATTTTTAGAGGGTCAAATAGAGGCTAAGGATAAACGACTAGACAAAATAGAAGACAAAATATATAAAAGATAAAATATGGAAACTATAAAACACTTACTTGGACTTTGTGGAGAGGGTCACATTAACTTAGTAGCTATTGCTTTGACTGTAGTACTTATAATCTCTTACTTAAATAATGAAAAAAAAGTTTAAAGACACTAAAGTAGGTAAGTTCTTAATAGGAAAAAACGGCCTATTTAAAAACCTAGGAGACGTAATTCCAAACCAAGGATTATTAGGCGTTATAAAGAACTTAATTAGTAAAGACGATACTCTACCTCCACAAGACAAAGAGACTGCCTTAAAGCTCTTAGAAATGGACTCTATAGAAATGCAAGAAGTAACTAAAAGGTGGGAAGCTGACTTAACTAGCGATTCTTTTTTAAGCAAAAACGTTAGACCAATGACTTTAATATTTTTTTCAATAGCTTACGTTGTAGGCTGGTTTTTAGGATATTCTTTAGATTCAATTACTGGAGTGCTTACAGTTATAATTGGAGCTTATTTTGGTTCAAGAGGTTTAGAAAAGTATAAAAAAATTTCTAATAAATAGTTATTATATTAGTATAAGTCTTATATTAATATAAGTTTATATATATATATGTTTAATTAATATAATATTAATATAATATAATGCAAGTTAATTTTGAAAAAAAAATTATCCAGGAGCAAAATTGTAAAAAAACTAGACGCTCAGTTTAGTAGATATATACGTTTAAAATACGCAGATCATAATGGGTTTGTAAAATGCTATACTTGCAATCGTATAAAACATTACAAAGACTCAATGCAGTGCGGCCACTTCCTTTCACGCAGATTTTATTCCACTCGTTGGAATGAGGATAATTGTAGACCTCAATGCTATGGATGTAATGTACACTCTCAAGGTAGGCAGTATGAATATGCTTTAAATTTAAATAAAGAGTATGGCTATAATATTGCTGAAGAGTTACTACAAATTAGTAGAGAAACTGTAAAAATTTCTACGCCAGAACTTCAAGAAAAAATAGAGTATTATAAAGTTTTAAACAATCAGTTTAACATAGATTAATTTGTTTATATTAGCTATCTAATTTTCTCTGTGTTAGGGAGTGTAGAATATCTTTATTTTATGCTCCCTTTTTGTTTATATAATAATTTTATTATATTTGTCTTATGACACAAATAGAGAAAACTTACCTTCACGCAAGGATAACTGCTCTTGAAAAAAAAGTACAAGAGTTAGAAAATCACAACGAGTTATTAACAATGCAAAAAGAAAGAGCAGAGAGTCTGCTTATTAATTAAACACACAAAGAATGACAGGAAAAATTACATTTATTAATCGAGAGACTGATTATTTAGAGCTACAATGCTATTCAGTAACTTTCGCAAACGGCCAAACATTTAAGTTTTACCAGCCTAAAGTATGGAACGACCAAACTAGAACTGAGTTTGAGAAAAAAGTAGGAGACGAAATAGAATTTGAAATCAAAAATCCTAAGCATAATACTGCTAAATTAATTCGTAAACCTAAAGCAGAAACTTTTCAAAAACCAGTTTCTCAACAAACCTCAATAGAGTTTCAATCTTGTTTAAGATCTGCAGCCCTATTATATTCTAATACACCAAACGTGAAAAGTAGCACAGTATTAGAGACTACTGAATTATTTTATAACAAACTAAAACACATAACTAATGTCTAATTTTGAAACTGAATATTGGAATTGCGTAGCACCTTACAAATCTAAATATGAATTTATAAAGATTCATTTTTTAATTGATATTGATGAGACGATTAAAATGCTTAACAAAGCAAAAGCTGAAGGGAATGAGAAAATAGTTTTAGATGTAATGTCTAAAAAAGCTGACCCTAATAAGTTTTTTGCTAAAAGAAGTATTCCTATGAAAAGTCAAACTGAAGCTGCGAAAGCTCACTTACCTAGAGCAGAGGCTAAAGAAGACCTACCATTTTAATAAAGGGGAGTTAATAGCTCCCTTTTTTTTTTAACAAATAATACCTACATTTAAACAATGCTAATAAACTATGAGAAAGTTACTGAGCACTTACAAAATATTAGAACTGGAAAAATAAAAGAAGGTCTAACTTTAGGCATACCAGAGATTGACGATTTTTTAAGGTTCAAACCACAAAATTTTAATGTTATACTAGGACACTCCAATACAGGTAAAACAACTATTGTTCTTTATTTAATGTTAGCTTATTCAATTAAACATAAAATCAAATGGCTAGTCTTTAGTTCAGAAAACGAAGCCTACTCAATTATAAGAAAGCTAGTAGAATATTTAGAAGAGAAAACAATACAAGATATAAGCGAGGAGCAATTCCAAAAACACAGTAAGTTTATATTTGAACACTTTAAAATTATAGATAGTAACAAATTATATTCCTATAGAGAATTGTTAGAGTTATGTAAAGCAATTAAAGATGCTTGGAACTACGATGGATTGTTAATTGACCCTTACAACTCTTTAATAAAAGACCCTAAACTAATAAAGTCTGTAGGTGGTCACGAGTACGACTACCAAGCTACAACTGAGTTAAGAATATTTGCAAAAAAACAAGGGGTTACTATTTGGCTAAACACTCACGCAAATACTACAGCTTTACGATTTACTCACAGATTGGGTCACGATTACGCAGGACACCCTATGCCTCCAAATGCTGCAGACGTTGAAGGTGGCGGAAAATTCGTCAACCGTGCAGATGATTTTTTAGTGGTTCATAGATATATCCAACACCCTACAGAATTTATGTATTCTTTGCTTCACGTTAGAAAAATAAAAGAAGTAGAAAGTGGAGGAAGACCTACTAGTATTGATGAGCCTATAAGACTAAGAGCTTTAATAAATAACGTTGGTTTTAGTATAAATGGTCAAAGCATCCTAAAAAAAATAATACAACCTTTTTAAATTTTTTACTATCTTACTATAGTAAATGGAGGAGTCTATACTAGAGTTGGTAAAAAACGAAAGAGTTTGGCATAACTACTTAAAATCGTGGGGGTGCAATATTGACACAGCTAAAGACTTAATCCAAGAAATGTATATACAAATAGATACTTATTTAAAAAAACATAAAAATTCTATAATGTATAACGAAAAGGAGGTAAACTTTTATTTTGTCTACCTCACTTTATATAGTATGTTTAAAGATTTAAAAAGAGTTGAAAAAAGAGTTAAGATAGTGACGTTAGAAAGTTTAGAACATTTTGCAGCAGAAGACCAATATAGTGAGAGGGACGATTACAATAACCATAAAGCTATACAAGAGTGGTTTTTACACGAGGACTATATAGAAATGACAAATTTAAACAACCCAAAACTAAAAGAGTATGACAAAACTAAAATGTTTAATTTCTACCAACGCAAAGTTTTTGAGGAAGTTTTTTTAAACAACAAAAGTATAAGTCAACTTAGTAGAGACACTAATATTTCTTATTACTCTTTATATAATACTGTCAAAAATATAAGACAACAAATAAAACAATTATATGAAACTAAGAATTGGGGATAAACTAGAGTTCGTTTTTAAATGGACTGGTATTAAATGGCTAGTAAATAAAGTAGTAGTAGATTGGTTAGGTTACGAAAGCTGTGGCTGTGAAAAAAGACGTGATGCCTTAAACAATTTTAAAATAAATAGAAATGAATAGAGAAGAGTTTTTTAAATGGAAAGACTTTAGAGAGTCAAAAAAACAACACTTAAATAATGACGAGTTCCAATTAATTTGTGAGCTACACTCTAAGCTATTTTTACATACTTATTACAAACCTTGTACTTGTTCACCTAAAACTATTGTACAATGGATTAAGGATTTAAATATAAAATTTAATGAGTCTAAGAAATATCGAGTAAGAAAATGAAACTCGAAGACATCCAAAAGTATGAGAAAGCTGTAGTATTTTTATTAAACCTGGACGATTGGGAACTAGAATGGACTGGTGAAGGTTACGAGCATTTTGACGCAATAGGTAAAACTCCAAAAGGTTTTAAGTGTGTTATAGAAATGAAGTTTAGAAATAAATATTATCCAGAAAAGTTATTAGAAAAATACAAATACGACAAGCTAATGAAAATGGATAAAGAAATAGTTAAGCTATATTTTGTAGCAGACGAGAAAGGAAATTATTTGTATTGGTTAAATGATATTGAGATGCCTCCAATAGAAAAAAGGTATTGTCCCTCCACTTCATTATGGAATAAAAAGAAGGAATTAAAAGAAGTTTACTTATTAAAAGAAAGTTTAGCCTCAAGAATAAACTGGAACGATTTGGATACTAAGTAGATTTTTTTTAAATTTAACGCACAGAAAAAATTAGTTACCTTGACAAAAGCTGAAAATCTTAAAGACATTGAGTTCTATAATCACTCTGAACTTTGTATTTCCTTATTGCAAAAATGGAAAGACCAATCTAAAAATCCAGATCTCAAAGAGTTTACTTTAGCTTTTTTAGGTATTTTGTTTTACGTTAATACTTTACAACAAGATAGATATATACATAATAAAATAGTAGAAGAGTATAGAGAGGACAAGATACGAGCAATAGAAAGAGCACGAAAAGCTGACAAAAAAGTAGAGGAGCTAGAAAAGAAAATAGAGAGTTTAAAAAAAATTGCTAACCTATGACCTATAAAGATAGCTTACTAGAAATGTATAGAGCAGAAATTGATTGTTTGAGAAGTGCATATTTAAAAGAAAAAAAAGAATCGAATAAACTTAACGATATTATAAACGACAAAGAAATAATTATAAAACTTCTAAAAAATAAAAACAAAGCCTATGACAAATTCAATTAAACTCTTAGATGGAAACTATGTAGAAAGACAAGAAGTATTAGATAATATGTGCTCAGACGATTACTATTATAACTACCTAGGTAAAAATGCTTTGTCTAGTAGTTCTATTAAACTTCTCTTAGATAGTGCAAAGACTTATTTATATGTAACTAAGTACGGCCAAAAAGAAACGCAACCATTAAGAGATGGACACTTATTTCACACTATGGTATTAGAACCAGACAAATTAAATGATATAGTATTTGTTGACGTACAAAGTAAAAACACTAATAAGTATAAAGAAGCTAAAAAGTTTCACGACCAAGTATTTACTATAAAAGAAAAGAACGATGCTGAGAGATTATGTGATGCTTTGTTTAAAAATGAGACTGCACTTAGTATGTTAAACTCTTCTAAGTTTGAAGTGCCTATGATTGATAATATTAATGGCTATCCTTTTAGAGGAAAAGCTGACGTGCTTAAAAATAGTGGAGGAATCGTAGACTTAAAAACAACTATAGACGTAAAGAACTTTTATAAATCTGCAGACGCATATAGATATTATAACCAAGTATATATATATTGTCAACTCTTTAACGTGGATTACAAAGACTTTAGGTTTTTATGTATAGATAAAAAGAATTTAGATATTGGAGTTTGGGAATGTTCGGAAAATTTCTACTTAAAAGGCGAAGCTAGTGTAATGGCTGGTATAGAAATATATAGAGATTTTATCGAGGCAGACTACGACATCGACCAATATATAATAAAAGGAACTTTATAAAAATTAACTAAACACAGAAAAAATGAACAAATTAAAAAAAGGTACTTATAATCCTGCCTACCCAATAAAGGATTTAAAACTAGCTAAAATCAATAGAGACATAAGCACTAATCATTCAGAAAACTTTACAAGCAAACTCATAGAGTATGGATGGCTAATGCCTATAGTAATTTCTAAAAATGGAGACGTAATAGAAGGACACCATAGAATTGAAAGTGCTAAAATTTTAAAGCAAAAAACCATACCAGTTTATATAATTGATTGGGTCAATACTAAACAAGAACGTGAACACCTACAATGTATTATTAGTTTAAATAATGGGAATAAGGTTTGGTCTATGGCAGATTATCTTAAAGCATTTGCCACGCATAATAAAGACTACAACTTAGTTTATAAAACTTATTTAGAAAATACTGATAATATAACTGTAGGGAATATTATACATTTGTTTTTTACTTACAACAATAAAAAGTTTAAGATAGGAACTGCTAAGGTAGAGGACAAAGACTTCTCTTATTACATACTAAACAAACTATCAAACTTAACTCAAACCTATGGAAAAGAGTTAGTCGCAGCTTATTGCGTTAGAGAATTTATAAAAGTTTCGTATGCTAAAGCTAGAAAAGATCTGAAAAAAATAGAGTTCTTATTTATGAAGTGGGAAAAGATGTTAAAGATAAAACACCCTACTTGTACTTCTATTAGAGATTTCAAGCCTACAATGGAAATGTACTTAAACGATTATAGCCTTAATAAAAAATGAGAATATTAAATTTATATGCTTGTCTTGGAGGCAATAGATATAAGTGGGGAGACGAGCACGAAATAACTGCAGTAGAGCTAGACCCTGAGTTAGGTAGAATGTACCAGGAACGATTCCCAAAAGACAAAGTAATAGTAGCAGACGCACACCAATATCTATTAGACCACTTTAGAGAGTTTGATTTTATATGGACTAGTCCTCCTTGTCCCTCACATAGTAGAGCAGCCTTTGGTTCTAGGAAATCTATTAAAGCCTCACATAAACCTTTATACCCAGATATGAAACTCTACCAAGAAATAATATTTTTAAAGCACTACTTTGATGGCAAGTATGTAGTAGAGAATGTTATACCCTATTACGACCCATTAATTCCAGCAAAAAAAAGAGGTAGACATTTATACTGGACTAACTTTAATTTGCCTTCAGTTTTAAGTACAAGAAAAAGTATAAGTATGGAGGATGTAAACGAAGTAGGACAATGGTGTGTATTCCACGATTATAATTTTAGGAACTATAAAGGTAAACAAACTATACAAAAGATAGCCAGAAACCTTGTAGACTATGAAGCTGGTAAAACCATATTAGATACAGTTCTTGGAATTGAACAAAACCTAAATGCAGAACAAATTAAATTGTTTTAATTATGAATGAATACGACAAAATAGCAAACTTAGTAATAAGTTTAACTGAAATAGATATATTCGAGAATCGAAGGACACAAAGCCACGTAGACGCTAGAGCCTTCTTTGACTTTATAATGAGAAAACTAAAGAACAAAACCTATACAGGAATAGCAAAATACTACCACACGAAAGGAAAGTCTGCAGATCATTCGACAATACTATATAGAACAAATATGTTTGACGAAATAAAATGTAGAAAGCCTGAATATAAAACTTGGCTAAATATTATTAAAAATGAGATTATATCCTCAAAAGAATTATTAATAGTTTTTGATAAAATTAAAGTCTTAAAAACTCCAGATTCTTTAGAACAAGTAAATGAACTTATAGACAAATTAGCTTACAAAGAAAAGTTATACAATACCCTAATAGATAAAAATTAAAAATTTACGTTATATTAGTAGGGTGATGTTACAAATGTTACACTATAAAAAAGATATAATGTTAGAAAAAACTGAAGACAATAAAAGTAAAATGCTTAAAGCCTTAGAGGAGTATTATGGTATAGTAACAACCTCTTGTCAAAGTGTAGGTATAAGTAGAATAACTCATTATAGATGGCTTGAGGAGGACGAAGAGTATAAGGCTAAAGTCTTAGATATAAAAAATGCTGCTATAGATTTTGTAGAGTCTAAACTATTTGATTGTATAAATTCTGAAAAAGAAACTTCTATAATATTTTATTTAAAAACTATAGGCAAGAATCGAGGCTATATACCTAGACAAGAAATAGATACTGGAGAGAATAAAGAATTTAGAATTGAAGTAATTGAGTGAGAGACTTAAAAACAAACATAGTTTGGAAACACTTAGAAAAAAGCCAAAAGAAAATAATAATAGAACAAGGAGGTTCTAGGTCTGGGAAGACTTATAATATATTGATCTGGATTATATTTGGATACAGCCTAAGAAATAAAAACAAAATAATATCTATTTGTAGAAAGACCTTTCCAGCTTTAAGGACTTCAGCTATGAGAGATTTCTTTGAAATCCTTAAAACACACGAGCTGTATAAAGAGGAAGACCACAACAAGACAAGTAGCGAATATAAAATCAATGGAAACCTAATAGAGTTTATTTCCCTGGACTCACCACAAAAAGTAAGAGGACGTAAAAGAGATTTACTTTTTATAAATGAAGCTAACGAATTGTTTTGGGAAGACTGGAACCAATTAATATTTAGAACAATAGGTCGAGTCATATTAGACTACAACCCTTCAGACGATTTTCACTGGATATATGACAAAGTCAAAGTTAGAGAAGACGCAGACTTTTTTAGAACTACTTATAAAGACAATAAGTTCCTGGAGGAATCGATAGTAAAAGAAATAGAAAGACTACAATTTACAGACGAAAACTATTGGAGGATATATGGACTTGGTGAAGTAGGACAAAGTAAAGCAACTATATTTCAATTTAGAGAAATAGATACTATACCAGAAAATGCTAAGTTCGTTTCACTCGGAATGGATTTTGGTTATACAAACGACCCCACTTGCATCTCAAAAATTTACTTACACGATACCAACCTTTATTGCGAGGAGCTATTATATAGAACTGGAATGACTAATAGAGATATACATAATGAATTACTAAACTTAGAAATAGGTAGACGTGATGAAATCTTTGCAGATTCAGCAGAACCAAAAACAATCGATGAGCTGTATAGATATGGATGGAATATAAAACCAAGTACAAAAGGTAGAGACTCTATTAATATAGGAATTGATATGTTAAAGAGATATACTATTCACGTAAAGAAAAATAGTCAAAACGCTATAAAGGAATTTAGAAACTATAAATGGAAAGAGGACAAGAATGGAAATATTCTTAACCAGCCTGAAGACAAATGGAATCATTTTATAGATAGTCTCAGGTATGGAATTTATAACAAACTAGCTAAACCTAATTATGGAAAATACGCAATTAGATAGCTTTTGTAAAAAGTGCGAAAGGCAAATGACTCCTACAGGTTCTCTTCAAAATGGTTTCTATTTCTATTGTCCTAAGTGTGGAGACGTCAAGTTTTGGAAATGATTTGGAAATGTGGAAAACTTTTAGTAACTTTATATTGTTGTTAAAGTCAAAGTCTCAACATATTCAGACTGGTAGAGTGAGCAAAGGTCAAAGCGAAACCTAACGAAGCAACCAAGGAGCTATCCTAGAATAGTAAAAAGGTGTAAACAAGGAGCACCTACTCAATGACAAATCAAAATCCTTTTAATTTAAACAAGAGAAATGAAAACAAATAAACAATTTATTAAGAAACTTGCTAATATCTTAGGAGACAAATTTTTCCTTTGTGATATGATTTGGCAAGAAGACTTACACGAAATGCAAGACAAACTAGCTAAACTAATTTGTGAAGCCTCAAACAATAATGTTAGTAGTGCAAGAACAATAGCAAAAGAATGTCCTAAAACTTTTACAATTTCATAATATGAAAAAAACTAAATGCGATAATTGTAATAAGTATAGTCATCCACACTCGTTCCTATGTGAGCATTGTGGGTTTGACTTTGATTTCCAAATTACTTATAACAAATGGGGACTTCCCAATTTAAC